CTGCTTATGAAGAAGCTCCACTTTTAGGATATGAAGTAAAAGTATTGAGAGATAGCTTTACAATTGATAAAGGACTCTATATCACAAACTATGAGCAATTAGAAAACATTGATACAAGTGTTCTTAGTGGAGTTGTTCTTGATGAATCAAGTATTTTGAAGAACTTTACAGGAAAAACAAGAGTAAGACTATCAAAAGCATTTGAAAATACAGAATATAAGCTATGCTGTACAGCTACTCCTGCACCTAATGATCTAATGGAACTGCTAAATCATGCTGATTTTCTAGGAATCATGTCAACCGCTCAGGCATTAGCAAACTATTTTATAAATGATATGAAAACAGGTTCATATCGTTTAAAAGGACATGCTACAAAGGACTTTTATAGATGGTGTTGTACATGGTCGGTTAATATCGAGAGTCCAAAAGACTTAGGTTTTGAAGCAAAATACTACGTTTTGCCTGAGCTTATTGAAGCAAATGTAATTATCGATATTGATGTCATTGATGATAGCTTTGAGCATGGATTATTTAGAGAAGTGGGGACATCAGCCACAGCATTTCATAAAGAAAAGAATAGAACAGCAGATATAAGAGCCAAAAATTGCGCTGAAATAGCAAAAAGAGACAGTGAGCAGTATCTAATATGGTGCGATACAAATTTAGAAGCTGATTTGTTAAAAAAATACATTCCAGAAGCAGTTGAAGTAAGAGGAAGTGATAGCTCTCAAAGAAAAGAACAATGTGCGCTTGATTTTAAGCAAGGAAAAACAAGAGTTCTAATATCAAAACCAAAAATATTCGGTTATGGTATGAACTTTCAAAAATGTCACAATGTTATTTTTTGTGGATTGACATATTCATATGAAAATTATCATCAGGCATTAAGAAGAATTTATCGTTTTGGACAAAAGCATACAGTCTATTCTTATATCGTCCTAGGAACAACTGAAATGCATATTTTAGAGACAGTAAATAAGAAAAAAGAGCTGCAATATAATTTAAAAAATCAAATGGATTTGTCGGTTCAAGAAATCCAGTTATTAAATTTTGAAGAAAGAGAGGTAAAAAGCAATTTGATTCAAAATACAATTGAATTGCCAAACTTTATATGAGTTATAAATTATACAATGATGATTGTGTCAATGTATGTAGTCAGCTTCCTGATGACTGCATAGACCTAACGATTACATCAATTCCGTTTGCAAATCTCTATACATATAGTGATGATCCTAGAGACTTCTCAAATGTCAAAGATTTAGATGAATTCTTTGCTCAAATGAATTATTTAATTCCAGAACTTTATAGAATTACAAGACCAGGAAGAATTATTGCACTTCATTTGATGCAAATTCCAACTTTTAAAGGAAGAGATGGAGCTATGGGCTTGATTGATTTTAGAGGTATGGTAATAAAAGCATTTCAAAAACATGGATGGATCTTTCATGGAGAAATTACTGTATTCAAGGATCCACAAATTGAAGCAACAAGAACTAAATCAGCAAGCATATTGTGGAACTCTTATAAAAAGTTCGCTGAGATAACTAGAACTGGCATGCCAGATTATGTTGTTTTGATGCAAAAAGTTGAAAGAGAAGATGAATGGATTCATGTTACTCATGATAATATCGATGATGAATTTCATCAATGGACTCGTTTCGCATCGCCTTGTTGGGGAATAGGCAAGGAATCGCCTAAAGTATCAAGAACAAATGTATTAAACACTAAAGTTGCAAGAGAAAAGAAAGATGAAAAGCATATGACACCACTTCAATTAGATTTAATTGAGCATTTAATAAAATGGTACACAAATGAAAATGAAGTAGTTTTTGATCCATTTGGTGGAGTAATGTCAGTCCCTTATTCTGCTATTAAACTCAATCGAAATGCTATCGCGTGTGAAATTAAAAAATCATATTTTGAAACTGGCAAAAAATTCATAAAAGATTTAGAAACGTCAATGAATCAGCCAACTTTGTTTCCATTATGAACTATTTAATGTTAAATAAAGATGATATTACAGAAGTATGCGGTGTAATTTCAAAAGCAGAAGTTAAAAAAGAACTTGCTTTAACAGAACATCAATTTTGGTTGTTTGTTTATTTAGGAAAAATATTTAGAGAAAAATATATTCTTGTTGAGGAAGAATTTAAAAAAGAAAAACAAGAAATAGTAATAAAAGAAGTAAAAGGTGACCGTGCTAGAACTTATTCAGTTGATACGCTTGGAAGATTTTATATAAAGTGGAAAAAAAGTGGAAAGAAAAGGGAAATATTTCCTTATATCAAAAAGAAAACAAATACCGATAAGAAGTATTTAGCCGTAAAAATCGATGGAAAAGAATATATAGCAAAAAACTTAATAGCGGCAGTGTTTATTAGATCATATAAAAAAAATGACATTGTCATTTGCAACGATGGAGATTTTAGAAATATTAGGCTAGATAATTTAAATATTGTACAAAAAAAAGAATATTGCAAAGGAAGAACTACATCCAAAAATGCAAAAGTAGGTCTTTTTGAAAATAATGAACTTGTACAGAGTTATCCATCCACTAGAAAAGCAGGAAGTGCACTATTTTTATCCCGTCAAACAATATGTGATTACTGCAATAATAAAGTAAAAAAACCGATTTATGATTTAAGATGGATATGTTAAATTTATGCGATGAATTGAGAAAAAAACTGTATTTGTGGAGTCAAGAAAAATTCTGGCCAATATTAGAAGAAAATAAACAGCTCAAAGAAGAAAATGAACAATTAAAAGAAGATGTAAAGAGATATAGAAATCAAGCATCCAGGTTAAGAAATAAAAATAACAGATTGAGTGAGTTATTGAAAGGAAACAGTGGATTAACAATTGAGGAAGAAAAGCCGATATATGCAGTTTATGATCTAAGAAAAAATGAAAAATTAGTTGCTATTGGAACAATTCAGGAATGTTCAGAACTATTAGGAATATCAGTAGGCCACTTGAGATTATGTGGATGTCCAAGTGGTCAAAAAAGAAACTTTAAATATAAAACTGTTAAATTAGGTAAACTTGATTAGTTTATAAAAAGTAGAAAGAGAATAAGAAAAATGACAGCAAGGGAAATGTTTGAAGCAATAGGGTTTGTGCCTTTTTTTAAAACAAAGGACTTAATTATATATGAGAACTTTCCTGATAATGAAAAGGAAAGAATCAATGTAGTATTCTATTTAAAAATTAAACAAATACGTGTTTACTACGTAGAAACTGATGAAGATGTTTTTATTAATATGCCTTTATTAAAAGCAATAAACAAACAATGTGAGGAATTGGGGTGGCTTTTATGAATATAACATTAGAAGAATTGCTAAGAATTACATGGGATGTTGTAAGAGTAGTGATATTCGATTTAAAAAAAGAAATATTGTTTGATGGCTTAGTAATGGAAATTGAAAATCACGACGGTTTACTAAACAAAGAAGTAGTAGAAATCGAAACGGGAGTGAGAGCTAGTCAAAATGAATGCTATAACATCCTAAGCGTTGAAGGGGTTATAAAAATCAAATTGAATACTTTGTGAAATTTTTGGGGTGGCAGTATGAAGAATGAAGCTGGTGTTCTTATATATTCGTTTGCTATAAGCATGGTTTTCTCGACTCTAATATCGCTTATTCTCCTTTACTTTGGAGTTAAAGAAGAAACCTGCGTAAAAATTGAGGTTATAGGTTGGTTTTTAAGTATACCAATAGCAGTATTTATTGCATATGGAGAGGTGGTTAGATGTATAAGATAATCAAACGGATAATAGATAGAACATTTAAAGTCCATTCACCTTCCAAGTGGTTAAAAAAAGGACATTTTTAAAATTAAAAAGGAGTGAAGAAAATGACAATTAGAAATCTTTTGGAAAAATGTAAAAATACAAATAGATTAGAAATTGCTTTAAAAGAAGAAGGACAAGAAAACAAAAAAGTAATGTGTTGTGACATCGAATATTGGAAAGCATTAAATGAAAATATTCTAGATTGTCCAGTTGCTGAATTTTCAATATGGCTTAATTTAGAAAGGCTAGAAATTATATATAGACCAGAAAAATCAACTCTTAAAAATACATAAAGTTTTTGATAATGATAACATCATCAAAAGTTATACGTAGTAAGGGATTAGAGAGAATACAGTAGAGTGCGATAATATGGAGTTATCGAACCTAGAAATATAGCATATTTAGAAGCTGAAAAGAGCTACTTGAAAGATATCAGTAAATAGAATCAATTAAAGAGAATGAAGTTGCTTTAGAAACAGTAAATAGTTATATCAGACAAAAAGAAAAAGAATTAAAAGAAATTCTTTAAAAAGGGAGTGGAGTTATGAATTTATCACAAAGAGAAGACGTTAAGTTTAAAATATCAAAGTTAAAGGACTGGAAAAGAATGTCTAAATTCTTAAAAGAAACAAAAGAAGAATTGTTAGACAAAAGAAAAGGAATATCATATTCGCCTGAAATGCCAGGCTATCATTCAACAATTTTTCAAGAATACAATAAGTTGCTAGAAAAGACAGAGGATTACGATAAATGTATTGAAGTATATGATACATACATTCATATATTAGAAAGAGCAATGAATGATCTTCTAGATGAAAAGCATAAAGAAGTCATTGATATTTATATTAATAACGCAAGTGATAAATTAAGAGTGAGCAAAGCAATAGAAAATGGATATTCACAAGCGATTTTTTATAAGCTATTGAATGAATCACTAGATATTATAGCTTTAGCAATTGCTCCAACAAAAGAAAAAATAAAAAGAATGTTGGAGTAAATAAAAAAGTAATCGTAAAGTAAATGAAAAGTAAATGAAAAGTAAATGAAAAGTAAATGAAAAGTAATCGTAAAGTAAATCAAAAGTAAATCAAAAGTAAATGCCCCGAAAAATGTGTTATTATGGTAATGTGGTTAATTTGACATAGGCCACTCCCTTTACAAAAGAATTGTTAAAAAAGAACTGCGGTGGTAGTTCTTTTTTGCTTTATAAAAAGGAGTTGATAATATGTCAGTTAAAAGACTAGATAGAGATGGAGCACATAGAAAACAATTCGAAAACAATAAGAAAAGGATATTTGCAACTCAATCAGTCTGTGGAATTTGTGGAAAGCCAGTAGACTTTAGTTATAAACATCCACACCCATTGAGTGCTTGTATTGATCATATCATTCCAGTTGCCAAGGGTGGACATCCAAGCGACTTGGATAACTTACAACTAGCGCATATGACATGCAACAGACAAAAGAGTGACAAAATCTTTGCTAATAACGCAATAAAAACCGAAAAAGTCATATCAAACAGGATACTGCCACAAACAATTGATTGGACTACGTATCGAAGCAAAAAATAATCGTTTTTTAGGACGGGGCATACTACCCCTAAAAATGCGTTCTCCGGACTTCACGCCGTACTGTGAATATTTTCTCACGGATTATGAAAACGGCTCTCAAAACGAAATTATGAAAGGAATAGAAGATATATGAAATACAAAGGAATGGGATATTTAAGAAGAAAACTTGCTAGTAGGAAAGAAAGATGCGAAACAAGATACGATTATTATGAAATGAAAAATCAAATGGTTGATATTTCAAGTGTAATACCGCCTGAATTTAGATGGTTAAAAGAATGTTTAGGATGGTGTTCAAAGGCTGTTGACTCTATTGCTGATAGAATTTCCTTTGTTGAATTTTCTAATGATAATTTCAATATGCAAGAGATATACGACATGAATAATCCTGATGTGTTGTTTGACAGTGCAATTATTTCATCATTGATTACATCATGTTCTTTTATTTATATTTCTCAAAAGGTTGGAGAAATGCCTCGCTTACAGGTAATTGATGGAAGACATGCAACAGGGATTATTGATCCTATTACAAATATGTTGGTTGAAGGATATGCCATATTAGAGGAAGATGTTCTAGGGAGTCCTATTATTGAAGCATATTTTATTCAAGGAGTTACATATTTTTATGAAAGAGGTGAAAAACCTTATAAAATCAAAAATAAAGCTCCGTATCCATTGTTGGTTCCAATTATTAATAGACCTGATGCTAAAAGGCCATTTGGACATTCAGTTATTTCAAGAGCATGTATTTCTATTCAGCAAGCAGCTATGAGAACTCTAAAAAGAAGTGAAGTATCTGCTGAGTTCTATTCATTCCCACAAAAATATGTTTTAGGACTTGAACCAGGAGCTGAAATGGATAAATGGAAGGCAACTATTTCATCATTGATGCAAATCTCAAAGGATGAAGACGGGGACAAGCCTACTGTAGGCCAATTTGCCCAACAATCAATGGCGCCCTATGTTGAACAACTAAAAATGTTGGCCAGTCTTTTCGCTGGTGAAACAGGGTTGACATTAGATGATCTAGGTTTTTCTACTGAAAATCCATCAAGTGTTGAAGCAATCAAGGCACAACATGAAAATTTAAGGTTGAAAGCAAGAAAAGCTCAAAAAACCTTTGCTACAGGTTTTATCAATGCTGGATTTTTAGCAGCATGTTTGAGAGATGGTTATACATATTCAAGAGATCAAATTTATTTAACAAAAATCAAATGGGCACCGATTTTTGAACCGGATGCTTCAGCTCTTTCAGTTATTGGAGATGGAGCAATTAAAATCAATCAGGCTGTACCAGGATATTTTGATAAGGACAATCTAAAAGAACTTACTGGAATCGATTATAGTGCATCTTCATCAACTTCAAATATAGATGATATGTTTAAGGAAGAAATAGATGAATAATGATATCGTTCCTTCTTTATTAGAAGAAATTCAAAAACAGTTTGATGAAGAAATAAAAGCTAATGAAAAAATAAAATCAATTTTAATAAGACAAAAGCAGGGGGCGGTAGATTATACCGATTCTCTTTCTTTTGCAAAAGAATTAGGAGTTTCTTTAAAAAAAGTAATACAAGAAAATATCAGTGAGGAAATGCTCCCTGATGGAAAAATGTATTACAACATTGCTCAAAGATTACTTGAACCAATGATCAAACAAAATTATGATTTGGTATCCAAACAATGTGAGGTTACACAAAATATTTTGAATAAAAAAGCTGATTTAGGATTAAAAGCAATTGCTCCTGAATATAACAAAGAAAAAACAGCAAGCATCATTGATTATATTTCAAATGCTGATAAGTACTCCCAACGTGAAAAAAGTTTTCTTGATTCATTGGAAACCAATGCAAAGTCAGTCGTAGATGATTCAGTTCGAAAAAATGCTGATTTTCATTACAATGCAGGGTTAAGACCTAAAATAATTAGAACAACAGTTGGGAAAACATGTAAATGGTGTCAGTCAATGGCTGGTGTTTATGATTACAGTAAAGTTAGCAATACAGGTAATAATGTTTTTAGAAGACATGCGAATTGCGACTGTACTGTAGTTTATGATCCTGGAGATGGCAGTAAGAAAGTACAGGATGTTTGGAGTAAAAGAATTGATTATAGAGAAAATATTAGGACAAATTCAAATTTTATGGGTGCAAAGAAACCATTCAATATGAAATTAGGAAAAAAAGAGATTTCTTTTGTTACGTATAAAAATGACAAATATTCTAATATCTATTGTCAAACATATTCGCAAAATTCAAAAAGAATGTGTGAATACTTAAATACTAAAATAAATCAAGAATATCGATATGGAAAAATAAACAATATCGTGGTGGTTCAAAAAAATGCATTACAGGGTATTGCCTGTTATGATCATATAAATAATGATTTATTTATATGTGAAGAACTGATAAGCAATAAGTTTTCACAGATTGTTGATACTTCATATTTTCCATCTAAAAATTTAGATGATGTATTAAATCATGAACTAGGTGGTCATAAAAAACATTGGGAAGCTGTAAGAAAATATCAACAAGCAAACAATAAGAGCGAATTACAAGCCAAAAATAATTTAGAAGAAAAACTGAGAAATTATGTGCTTAATCAGGAAACAAATGATATAATGTATATAAGAAAAAACGTAAGTCAAAATGCACAAGAATCATTTAAAAATACAAAATCATTGAATGAATTGATAGCAGATTGTATTGTTTTGAACAAGCAAAACAGTGTTTCTGATGAATTTTTAGACAGATTAGTTATGGAGGTGCTTGGTTATGATGGTTAATCCCACAAAAAGGCAAAAAGAACTTATTAAAATATTTGAAGAAGAAGTTGCTCCTTGGTGCTATGTTGATAAAAAGACAGGTGACATCAAATTAAAAGAAGATGCACCAAAAAATATTAAAGACAAGTATTATTTATATATGAATAGTTAACCGACAGTAGTCGGTTTTTATTTTACAAAAAAGAACGGTAGTACCGCTCTTATAAAGAAATTATTTAGGTGTGTGTCTTTTATGACTATCAACTTTTGTTCCATCTTTTCTCGTATAGGAACTTACTTTTACAGTCATTGGACCTCTACGAGGTGGTTTTTCAGTACATTTTCCTTTTGTTGCCATGATATCACCGCCTTTCTTACTTAATTTTATGCTTTTAATTATTATATCAATTTGTGAGGTGGAAGGATGAAAATTTTAAAAAAAGTTTCAGTTTTGGGAACCGAATATAGAATTATTGAAGATAATTGTAATAATGATCCATTATTACAAAACAGTTTTGGATATACTGATTACACTTCAAAAAAGATAGTCATTACAGATTTTCAAAAAGAAGAAATTGAAATTGAAGATGTGGCTAAATATAGAAAACAGGTAATAAGGCATGAATTAATCCATGCTTTTTTATGTGAATCGGGACTTCATGAAAATTGTGAGTGGCACAATGAAGAAATGGTTGATTGGTTAGCAATGCAAGCACCCAAACTTCAAAAAATATTTAAAGAAACTGAATATATTTAATGAGCAAGTTTAAAAGACTTGCTTTTCGTTTTATTCAATTTTAAAGAAAGGAGGAAGTTTATGGCACAAGGATTAAGACCGCATAGACATGTATGCTTTGTAAGTGATATTCAACCATATTACGATAAGAAAAAGCATCAAAAAATGAAAAAAATCACTTTTGAGTGCTATATACCTAACTGTAACTATTGTTATTCAGTCAGTGAAGAGTATCGACCACCACCAAAAAAAGCGAACATGAAGTAGGAGGTAAAAGGAATGTCTGAAAAAAGAATTGGAAGACAAACTCCTACAACTTCGTTAGTGCTTCCTTATACTGAAACAAAAGGGAAGGAAGCGGTAGAAATTTACAACAAAACCGGCAGAACTGCTAGAGAGTGGCAGGAACTATTGATTTATGACATATTAGCAATCGATAAAGAGGAAATGTGGGTACATTCTCTTTTTTGTTACAGCATACCTCGAAGAAATGGAAAAACTGAAGACGTTATTATGAGAACTATGTGGGGCATTATTAATGGTGAAAAGATACTCTATACAGCTCACATGATTTCTACAGCACATTCGGTTTTTGAAACAATATGTGCACTGCTTGATCAGGCGGAAATAGAATATACGTCAGTTAAGGCAAAAGGTTCAGAAAATATACGTTTATTAAATGAAAAAGGAAAAGCTTATAAATTAGATCATCTTGTTAATTTTAGAACTCGTTCTAATACAGGTGGTTTAGGTGAAGGATATGACGTGCTAATCATTGATGAAGCACAGGAATATACGATTGATCAAGAAAGTGCGCTAAAGTATGTTATTTCAGCTTCATCAAATCCACAAACGATTATGTTAGGAACACCACCAACTGCTATATCACATGGAACTGTATTTCAAAAAACAAGGGATAGAGTTCTAGAAGGAAAAAGTAAGAATACAGGCTGGGCCGAATGGTCTATTGAGCATATGCATGATCCATATGATAGAGATGTCTGGTATGAAACTAACCCGTCCTTAGGACAAGGATTGACAGAACGTGTAATTGAAAATGAAATTACATCAGATGATGTTGATTTCAATATTCAAAGGTTAGGACATTGGCTATCCTATTCACAAGGCAGTGAATTTTCGAAAAAGGAATGGGAAAATCTCAAAATTGTAACAGTTCCCAATTTTCAAAATAAGCTTTTTGTGGGTATCAAGTATGGAGTGGATGGAAAACATGTTGCCATGTCGATTGCTACAAAGGTAGATGAAAAGATTTTTGTTGAATCGATTGATTGTCAAAGCGTTAGAAATGGCAACACATGGATTATTTCATTTCTAAAAGAAGCAGACATAGAAAAAGTTGTTATTGATGGAAGTGGCTCTCAACAGATATTGAGTGATGAAATCAAGGATTATGGAATAAAGCTGAAACCTGTACTTCCTAAAGTATCGGATGTGGTTGTAGCAAACAATATGTTTGAACAGGCAGTTACATCTTCAAAAAACATATGTCATAATGACCAGCCATCTTTAAAACAAATTGTAACCAACTGTAAAAGAAGAGCAATTGGTACAAATGGCGGTTTTGGATTTAAAGCAATGATGGAAGAACATGAAATAGCATTGCTTGATAGTGTAATCTTAGCCCATTGGGCATGTGCAACATACAAAGGGGTTAAGAAAAAACAAAAAATAAGTTGTTAAGCGAACGAAAGTTCGTTTTTTTTATGCAAATTACGTTACTAACGGTAAATAGGAGAAATACAAATGAGTGAATTTAAAGAAATTAAAACACAAGAAGAATTTGATACAGCCATCAAAGAAAGATTGGCTAGAGAAAACAAAAAATATGAAGGATTTGTAAGTCCTGACAAATTAGCAGAATTAAAAGCCGATTATGAAAAAGAAATCAGTAAAAAATATGAAGGTTATACTTCACCAGATGACCTAGCAACCATGAAAAAAGAATATGAAGGGAAAATTGCAAAATATGAGTCCGACTCAGTAAAAACGAGAATTGCAAATGAAATGGGATTGCCTTCATCTATTGCTTCACGTCTGAAAGGTTCAAATGAGGAAGATATTCGTAAGGATGCTGAATCATTTGCTGGCTTTTTTCAAAAAGAACCACCTTTAGCAACAGGTGAACAAACAGTTGCTAATGAAGACCAATCAAGAAATGTTGCTTTAAAGAAATTATTAAAAAATTTAAGACAAGGAGATTAAGATAATGGCAGTATTAAGCAAAGGAAATTTATTTGATCCTGTATTAACAAAGGATCTAATCAACAAAGTAAAGGGAAAATCAAGTTTAGCTGTTTTATCAGCGCAAACACCAATTCCATTTAATGGTTCAAAAGAGTTTACTTTTTCTATGGATAATGAAGTAGATATCGTTGCTGAAAATGGTAAGAAAAGTGAAGGCGGAGCTTCAGTGGAACCAGTAATTATTGTTCCAATCAAATTTGAATATGGTGCTCGTGTTTCTAATGAATTTATGTTTGCCAGTGAAGAAGAACAATTAGATATTTTAAAAGAATTTAATGAAGGATTTGCTAAAAAAGTTGCTAGAGGTTTAGATATCGCTGCATTCCATGGTTTAAATCCTAGAACTGGCGAAAAATCTGCAGTAGTAGGAGAAAATAACTTTGATAGTAAAGTTACACAAACCGTTACTTATGCAAATGATAATCCTGATGATTGCTTAGATACAGCAATTGCAACAGTTGAGGATGCCGATTGTGAAGTAACAGGTATTGTAATCAACTCTGCAGTACGTAGTGATCTATCAAAAATGAAATCTACGACAGGAGATCCATTGTATCCTGAATTCCGTTTTGGTGGTAAACCATCAACATTAGGTTCTCAAGCATTAGATACAAATAATACAGTATCATTTGGTTCAGAAACAAAAGACCAAGCAATTGTAGGTGATTTTGCTAACATGTTCAAATGGGGATATTCAAAAGATATTCCATTAAAAATTATTGAATATGGTGATCCTGACAATTCAGGAAAAGACTTACAAGGATATAATCAAGTATATATTCGTGCTGAAATATTCATGGGATGGGGAATCCTAGATGCTAATTCATTTACAAGGGTGGTAAAAGCATAATGGCGACATATAGGAATAAAAAAACAGGTGCAACCATCACTACTGATTTGATTATCAGTGGTGGTGATTGGGAAATTGAAGAAAAAAAGAAAAAAGAGCCTAAAAAGAATGCTAATAAAGATGTGCCACCTAAAGATGGTGGAGCTGATGAGTAATGATACCATTTGTAACAATAGATGATGTTACTTTGCTGTTTAGAGATTTAACAGTAGCTGAAACAAAAAAGGCAACAATTTTATTAACTGTTGTTTCAGATTGTTTGAGACAAGAAGCAAAAAAAGTTGGGAAAAATCTTGACCAAATGATAGAAAATGGAGATGTATATGAAAATGTAGTTAAAAGTGTATGTGTTGATATTATTGCTCGTAACTTGATGACCTCAACCAACAGCGAACCTATGGAACAAATGTCACAGTCAGCTCTTGGATACTCTGTATCAGGTACTTTTTTGGTACCTGGAGGAGGATTGTTCATTAAAAAAAGTGAGCTTGCCAGACTAGGTTTGCGTAGACAAAGAATAGGTGTAATTAATATTTATGGCAATGATTAAAGGTATTCCTGTTGTTTTATTACAAAAAATAAAGGTTGATGAAGATCCTTTTGGACAAGCTATTTATCGAGAACGAGAAATCATAGTTGAAAATATTCTTGTTTCACCATCATCAGCCAATGATATTATTACTTCACAAAATTTAACCGGTAAAAAAGCAGTTTATACACTTGCCATTCCTAAAGGTGACCAAAATTCTTGGGAAGATAACAATGTTGTTTTTTTAGGAAGAAAGTGGCATGTATTAGGTTTTGCAATTGAAGGAATAGATGAAAATATTCCTTTAGATTGGAATAAGAAAATAATGGTAGAAAGATATGGCTAAAATAGTACTTGATAAAAAAGGTGTAAGGGAATTACTTAGATCTCAAGAAATGATGGATATTTGCCTAGAACATGCAGAAGCAACCAAAACAGCTGCTGGTAGTGAAGGGTATGAGATATCCTCTCATGTTGGAACTAATCGTGTAAATGCATCCGTTAGAGCAGATACGATAGAAACAATAAAAGATAACTACAAAAACAATACATTGATTAAAAGTTTGAGGTGATAAAAATGATTGAAGAAATTGTTTTTAATTATCTTAAAAACAAATTGAATGTTCCTGTGACATTTGAAAATATTAATGAAGTTGAATATGTACTCATTGGTAAAAGTGGCAGTAGTAGATTTGATTTTACAAACACGGCCACTTTTTTTATTCAATCGTATTCGTCTTCAAAATATAAAGCATCTTTACTCAATGAAAAAGTAAAAGATGTCATGTATGACTTAATTGAGTTGGATGAGATCACATCATTACATCTCAATAGTGATTATGATTATACAGATACAACAATAAAGAAATATCGATATCAGGCTGTGTTTGATATTGGATATTTTTAGAAAGGAGTAGATATAGATGGACGCAAAAAATGTAAGTGCAGCTAAACCTAAAATAGGTGGTTCAGTATTTGTTGCACCTTTAGGTACAAAACTACCAGAAGATGCAAAAAGTGAATTGGATGCTAAATTCAATTCATTAGGATATTGTTCAGATGATGGAGTTTCAAACAATAACTCACCTGAAACAGATACTCAAAAAGCATGGGGTGGAGCTGTTGTTTTAAATTTATTTTCTGGAAAAGAGGATACATTTAAATTAAAGTTGATTGAATCATTGAACGTAAATGTATTGAAGACAGTTTATGGTTCTAGCAATGTTACTGGAGATTTAGATACTGGATTAACAATCAAAGCTAAAAATGAGGAACCTGAACAGTTTTCATGGGTCATTGATATGATTCTAAAAGGGAAAATTTTAAAAAGGCTTGTTATTCCATGTGCTGGGATTACTGAAATTGGTGAAATTAAATATTCTGATAGTGATGCTATTGGTTATGAAATAACTTTTTCAGGAGTTCCTGATGAAACAGAAACATCCCATTATGATTATATGATCAAGAAAAAAGAAGGAGAGTAATCTAGATGAAGATAACTGGTATTACAAAACAAGGATTTCATTATTCTGTAGATGATGCAGTAGGTGATGATTGGGAACTTATTGAAATTTTAAGTGAAATGAACAATGATGAATATTTAAGTGTTGTTCCTTTTGCTAAAAAGCTTTTAGGAAATGCCCAATATGAAAGATTAAAAAAATTCTGCAGAGATAAAAAAACAGGTAGAGTTCTTACAAGCAAAATGCAAGAAAACATCATGGACATTTTTAATTCAAATAAAACAGTAAAAAACTAGTGATCCTCGCCAACATGATAAAAACAGATGAGGATGCTTTAATTTGTGATTTAGCAGAAACTTATCAAATATATGATTATAAGTCGCTTCCAGCATATATGGTTGCGACTTTTTCAGTTGGTTTGAGGGAAAATTCAAGAATAAAAATGAAGTTGAGCAATCAAAAGGTTTCTTTTGGGGAATTGCTTTTATCAATGATTTCAGATGAATTGACAAGATTGATTTGGATGAAAACAGAAGATGGTGTAAAAGGCATCAATCCTCCTAAATCGATAGTATCACTTATTTTAAACAATGGAGAAGAAAATACTGTCAATGATGGTTTTCAAACTGTTGAAGAATATGAAAAAGCAAGATTAGAGATTATAAGGGAAGGAGGATAATATGGCAACCAATTTAGCAAAAGCATATGTTCAAATTGTTCCCTCTGCTGAAGGAATGAAGGGCATGATTGAACAGGCCATGGGGAAAGATCCTGAAGAAGCAGGAGAAAAAGCTGGAAATTCAATTGCTTCAAAAATAAAGAATATCATTGTTGCTGCTGGAATTGGAAAAGTTGTATCTCAGGCTTTTACTGAAGGTGGTGCTTTAGAACAATCTTTAGGTGGAATTGAAACGTTGTATAAGAAAAACGCTGATAAAATGAAAGCTTATGCAAAAGAAGCCTATAAAACATCAGGTGTCAGTGCAAATGCTTATATGGAAAATGTTACTTCATTTTCAGCGTCTTTGATTTCAAGTTTAAAAGGAGATACAAGTAAGGCGGCCGACATAGCTAACCGAGCTATGCAGGATATGTCTGATAATTCCAATAAATTTGGTACCAATATACAAGATATTCAAAATGCATATCAAGGTTTTGCAAAGCAAAACTATACAATGCTTGACAACTTGAAGCTCGGCTACGGTGGAACAAAAGAAGAAATGCAACGACTTCTTAAAGATGCTCAAAAGTTGAGTGGTCAAAAGTATGATATTAGTAATCTAGCGGATGTTTATACAGCTATAGGAGTTATACAAGATAACTTAGATATTACAGGAACAACCGCCAAAGAAGCAGCTACTACGTTTAGTGGTTCATTTGGTTCAATGAAAGCTGCAGCACAAGATTTTTTAGGAAATGTTGCTATTGGAGGGGATGTTACAGGGACCTTATCCAATTTGATTACTACAGCTTCTACATTTCTTTTTGATAATGCTGGCCCAATGGCATTAAACATTGTTCAGGGATTTGCTACTGCATTGATATCAGCAACACCTATTCTATTTCAAAAAGGTTATGATCTTTTGAATAGTTTGGTAACAGGCTTTGTACAAAACGTTCCTGTTGTACTTCCTCAAATATTACAGTTTGTACAGGATATAGGAACAAATCTTGCACAAAAAGCACCTGAGATGATTTCTATGGGGTTTGATTTATTAAGCCGATTGTTAGATGGGATCATTTCAGCAATACCAATACTTGTAGAATATGTTCCTAATATCATAACGACATTTGCAAACATCATTAATGATAATTTCCCTACAATTTTACAAAAAGGTGCAGAATTGATTTGGCAATTAGTACAGGGATTGATTGGTGCAATTCCAACAATCGTGGCTAATATTCCTCAAATAATCCAAGCTATTGTTTCAGCATTTATGGCTTTTCAATGGCTCAATTTAGGAAAAAATATTATTAAAAATGTTGGTGATGGTATTAAGGGAATGGTCTCTTGGATAAAAGAATGTGGAAAAGCAATTGTTGATGGTATTAAACATTCCTTTTCTGAAAGTACAAATGTTGGTGTTAACCTTGTTAAAGGTTTATGGAATGGTATTAATTCTGTAAAAGATTGGATTTTAGGGAAAATCAAAGGGTTTGGAGATGCTGTTTTAAATGGATTGAAATCTTTCTTTGGAATTCATTCACCTTCAAAAGTCATGGCTGATGAAGTTGGTAAATATCTTCCTCAAGGTATTGCAGTTGGGATTGAAGCAAATGCTAAAGATGTATATGATGCAATGAACGGTATTTCAAAACAAACATTGGATTTAGCAAGTGAAGGCTTTGATACTGAACAAAATAAATCAAATTCAAATAATGATGTAAATTATCTATTAGAAATCATTATTAAATTATTGAAGGTAATTGCTGATAAAGGTGATACAGGTAATGATTTTAGTGATAGAGATTTCATTCGTATGTTGAAAAGTTTGGGGGTTGTATTTTCATGAGAGTAAGATATATAAATTCTCAAAATTATAGTGTTGACTTTGTAGATGCAAATATTCTTCCAACAAGTGGCTATCTTCATCAAAGAAAATGGAATACTACAATTGAAAATGACAGTGTTAGTTTAAGTATAGGTGATCATATTTACA